GCAGAATAGAGGCGATCTCTATGGTCCTTCAGGGGGGAGTAGGCAAGCTTCACAGCGTTGCGAAGTTGACCTCTGGTGAAACCAGCAGGGGAATACCAGGGCTCTTGGTTGATAGAAGTGCTCAGGACAAGACCAGCAACGTCAGCGTTGCAGGGGATGTAACGATACTTGTCGTTATACTTGTCGTAGATGTACTTGTAGTTGTTGTCGAAGACAGCATAGGAAGAGCTGCTCAGTTGATCGAAGAAGGAGATCGTGCGATCAACAATTGTGGTTGTGTTTGCCTGACCAATGATGTCAGCACGGAAAGGAGAAACGAATGCCATGCAGTCCTTACGGGTTGCGGCAATATCGATAACCTTTTGTGCCTTAGCAACAGTGTCGCCAATGTTGCTCATGCCAGGACCCATCAGCACATAATCGATCTCTTCGGTCTCAGGATCGCTAAAGAGGTCATAACCTGCAAGCAGGGAAGGACGGTCCACAGTGTAACCATCAACACCACCTCTAAGGTGATACTTCACGGTTGCATTGTTCTTGGTGCCAACCATCTTGGAGGACTTGGGATCCAGACCAGAAGTGTCGTCTGCACTATAGAGAGACTCAGTATTCTTGATCAGGTCAAAGTCACGGTTGGTGACGGTCAGACCCCAAGCACCGTTAGCGGTCTGGGAGCGATCGAAGATGGAAGCAGTCTCATGCTCACCCCAGTAGATATACTGGGACTGATTCATCAGCACATCCACATAGTAGAGTGTGTCGCCTTGGGGAGACTTAGCGTCAACACCCTTGGACAGGTTGGTGAATTTCTCAAGCAGAGCACCAGGGACGCCAGTCAAAGCGCCGTCACCATCAATCACGAGGACGTGAAGGAGGTCGCGGGTGCCACCACGATCTTCTGCCCAAGCAGAGGTGCCAGGACGAGGAGCGATGTTGATCCACTTCTCACCATCACCATATTGGCGAGACTCATAATCATCAGCAACGGCAACCAGGGAAACGGTAGAAACGTTGTCATCGCTAACAGTCTGGTTTGCTTGGAATTTGGGAGACAGAGGATTCAGAGAAACTCTCAGCTCACGAGAGATGTGGGAAATCTCAGCAGAGGTGCCAGTGGCGCTACCAGGAGCACCGTTGGTGTTAGCAAGCTCACTCACAGAATCACCCACTTCAAACACATCAGAAGAAGATGCGTCAATGGTGATTTCCACTTTGCGATTCTTGCTATCATAAGCAACAACGCGACCTGTCACGTTACCTGCATTGGCAGTGAAGAAGTTATCAGCGGACCAGGATCCCAGCAGAGTGGAGTCATCCTTAAGGGTCAGGATAACAGTGTAAGAATAGGTCTTAGCGTAGATGTTAGCAGCAGAGTAAGCAACCTCACCGCCAGTGGAGAATTCCCACTCAGCAGATGTAGGTTGAGACAGATGCAGCACCTGATCGGCACCTGCGTCGGTCATAACCACACGCAGAGAGTTGCCATACTTACCAGGAGTCTTAGCGGCAAACTTCCAGTTGTTAGCAGCGTCCTTAACGTTATTCTCATACTCATCCAGATTCTTGATCAGGGGAGGAGTAATACCAGTAGCGGTTTGCTCGTTAAGAGTTGTCTTGGCGCTACTAACAGTCAGAAGATCGACAGCAGATCCATCGGTGTGTGCAGACTTGGTAGTGCCCAGGACACCGCGAGTCACGGTCAGGTCATTACCAGCAACAGCGGTAACCTGAAGGATCTCGTTATCAATTCTGATGTAGCTGTTGGTGCCAGCATTAAGAGTAGCAGCAGAAGCAACAGTCAGCGTCAGATCGGCGTCGGTGAAGGTTTGACCCTCATTCACTGTAGAAGCAGATCCAGCAGCTTCGATCAGGGTAACCGAAGATCCAGGAGAGTGAGACACTGCAGCGGTTTGAAGTTGACCACGAGAAACCACCACGTCGTTACCACTAACAGAGGCAACGGTCATCAATTCAGAGTCAACCAAAAGCAGATCCAGCACGTCAAAGTCAGTCGAAGAAACAACTGTGACGGTGGTATCAGTGGCGCTCAGAGTAGCATCGACAAACTGTGCAGTGTCGATAGCATTCTTGAGGGAGTTGCTCAAGGCACGGACGACCCTAAGGGTGCCGCCATAGAGCAGATACTGGGCGGCGCAGAACCAGTATTCGTAGTTAGAATCGTTAGGACGACCGAAAATAGCAAGAAGCTCTTTCTCGGAAGTAATGGTTGTCAGTTGCTCGACAGGACCTTTTTCAAAGGAACCAACGATAGCGGCAACATTATCAATTGTTGCATTAACTACGTTAGTTAGGTCTCTCTCTAGAACGACAACGCCTGGGGATTGTTGCGTTGATGCCATCTGTAAGTCTCCTGAGTGGTCAATTTCGGATGCTACAAATATTTAGCAAAAAGACTTTTTTCAGTGGGGAAACCATGCATGAACATTACCAGTCGGGGTAGGTCCATCCAGTCGTATCCTGCTTTCTGCCCTTTACTATCCGTTTGATCGTGCAGACTTTACATTCGTATGAATATGATGACAAAGCACTTCTATTCTTTCGAGTCAAATAAAACTCATCCATTAAATCTTTGACCTTGCCACAGGACCGACATCTCCTCTGTGTGAGGAGTAAATGCTCAAGTCCAAATTGGTCTTCTAGGTCCACTATCTATAGTCCCACATGTATGACATATCACCATATTCATCTGTGCGCCAGACATCACCATCTTTATCGACAAACGTCTCTGTAGCGACAAGTCCATCATCAACAAATCCAAAGGGTGCCATATCGGCTTCGATTTGCTCCTTCTGGTCAAGGTATAAACGCTGCCTCACATCAGCATCGTGCAGCTCCTTAAAATAATCAGTTAGTGCAACCCAAGAAAAGATAACCAGGCACATTGCAAGGTCATCATTACATCCCTCTTCTGCTTCCCACGCTGGACCCCTTTGGATAAAGGTGGTCAACTCAGCAATAATGTCGTAGTCATTGAATAAAAGTTTATCCCCCTCAATCAACTGTTTGAGGTTTGAGCAACCAGACTTCTTAACGGTAACACTCATCTTGACTCCAAGTTGAGTCTTAGTGCCCGAGAATCCTTGCCCAACAACTTGTCCTGCCCTTCCCCTCATGGCGCACATGAGGAGATTATCATACTCTAAGTCAAATTGAAGGATGTCTGCCACCTGTCCACCGATGTCATTCACCTCAACCATTATATAAGCATGGTTGTAATTGCAAGCGACCTGATGGATTACGTTTGGAAATAGAAGTGGTTTGATTGAGTTGTTTCGGTATTTAGCAACGATCTCATATGGAATGGTTGTCGTATCAACAACGACAAACGCTGAATAGTCCTTAGTCAGACCCCGTGCAACGTCAACTGTCATCACATATTGATGCTCTGGCACAGGGTCTTTCCAAATATCAAGTCCAGCATTAGACTCCTTTGGCTCCTCATACACAAGTGTCTTGAGTTTGCTTGGTGCAATCAGAGTGTTTGCAGATCCAAGAAACTCACACTCAAACTCTTGGTTAAACTGCTCAGGAGACGTGTTTCGTATCGTCTGCTCCTTCCAGTCGTCATCTCTACCAGGCACCTCAGACCAGTGAACATCTGTGGTGACATATTCATTACGACCCAACTCTGCATCATGCCAAAGTTTGTAAAACATATTCATCCCCTTGGGCGTGGAGATGATAATCACCTTGGTTGATTTACCAGAAGAGATAGTAGGATACACAGAGCTAAAGAACTCGTCAGCAATGTGAGTCGGAATGAACGCGAATTCGTCCAGAAAAATGATATTAAAAGACATGCCCCTGACAGCAGAAGCGGAAGTAGATGCAGCCATGATCTTACTTCCATTCTCCAATTCCAAACTACCTCGGTTCCAGTTGACGACTCCTTGCTGCATCCACTTGGGGAGGTTTTCATAGGATAATTGCAAACGTTGAAGCATTTCCCTTGCCGTCGCTGCCTTGTTAGCAAGGATGGCAATATTTACGTTATCGTTGAACAGCGAATACCACAACAGGTAGGCAGTAACCACAGTGGACTTACCTGACTGTCGTGGTAGTTTGGCAATGTTGAATCGATTCTCATGAAACTTGGTAACCATATCCGCTTGGAATGGATACAATTCAAAAGGAATGAGACCTTTGTCAAGAGAGATGATCTGAATGTAGTTTTTAATAAAATACACTGGATCCTGACTACACTTGACAAACTCTTCAACTTGCTCAGGTGTAAAATTCTGAGCAATATTTGCCTTCTTTAGATTAGGATTACCAAGATAAATGTCAGTTGGTTGCATTATTCAATCAATGTGCCGTGTGCTCTACGAATCTCTCTCAACTCTTCAAAGTCTTTCTGTTTGGTGCCGCCGTCATATGCCCAGGCATACCCCTCTTTGATCATCTGCTCATTAAGAGAATCTTCAGCATCTCCAATGTATAACCATCCGAGAAGTCTACCGTATTTACCAACACCACCAACAAGCTCAGTCCTAATAACAAGGTCATCATCGCCAGCGATAGCACCTTCAAGCTTCTCCTTAAGCCAGTTTGTGGCATCGTAACCCAGAGCCTTCTCTTCATCATCCTTAGTTCGCTTTTCGGGGGTATCAACTCCTGCAACTCGGACTCTTTCTTTCTTGTAAAGATCGAAACCCAAGTCGATCGTGACATCAATGGTATCGCCATCTAATACTCTATCAATAGTGGTCACACGAAAATTGTAGCAGGACTTCCTGCTAGGTGGTGTCATAGATCCCATTACTTTTTCTTGCCTCCGTTCTTAGCTTTCTTCGCAGTCGCGTTGCCTTGATTCTGCTTCGATTGCGAT